ATAAAATATGGTTTTAGTAAATCAAATATTTTCTTAAAATTACTTTTTTTATCATATACAACTATATTAGTTGCATCCATAAAATCAAAATATTTTTTATTCCAAGCTAATTCTTTTATTTCTTTTAATTTTGCAATATCTGGCATTTCTATATTTTGATGCATTGCATACCAATCATCAATCCATAATAAATCAAAATAGAATTTTCTTAATTGTATTTGTTGCATTTGTGTTGCTGTTCCTTGGTATGTTAATGGTTTAAAATGGTCTTCTGCAACATCTTGTTCAATACTCTCAATAGAATTATATTAATAAATAATATTATTATCTTTTACTAATTGCTTAAATCTATCTTTTAAATTCTCATCAATAAATGTATCACTTTCAATAATAGTATAATGCGCCATTTTGCACATATATAAAATACTTTCTTGTAATGGTGTATATCTTTCTAATAATATATTTTTAACTAAATCACAATATATAGGGCAAAATGTGCATTCTGGACTTTCTAACATTAATGTATCATTTTTAAAATCAATATTCGTATTATATTTTTCAATAAATGTAATTTTTATTAATTCATCATTTAAGTGTCTACATCTATATGATACTTGCAAAATATCTCTTGCTGCATTCATTCCAGCAATTCCCATATATACACGGTCAAAATCTTTACCTTCATAATTTATTCCAACTGTAATTTTTGTATTTGTAATTATAAAATTTACATCTTTCCAACTTTTATTAACATCGTATAAATCCATCGTATCAACTTGGTCAATTTCGCCGTGATAATATTTTCCTCTTTTTGATGTCTCATTTTCTAACATATTCCTAAAACCTTCCATACTTAATATTCCTTTTTTAGGTTGACCGGATTTAAATGGATAAAATATAAATAATTTCTTACCTGCTTTTAGGTCTTCTATAATTTCGCAAACCCATCGTTGAAAATGATTAATAAATTGAACTTGTCTATTACTACTTTCTATATTTCGCTCAACTAATAATGGCGGATATTTTTCATATTCAACTTTTTTAATAAAATCTGTTGTTAATTTTGATGTAAATGCATCTAATAATATTACTTTGTCTGCATTTCTAATAATTCTAATGAAGTTATTCCAACACTTATATTTTGTTCTATCTAATGTTTTATTGTTAAACCATTTATTTAGTAATGTTTCAATTTCATCAATAATGACAACTTTATAATTTTTTTCTTTTATATATAATAACGAATTAATGCAAATAACTAATTTATCGCATTCATCTAATTCTTCTTTTTCTTGTTTATTTTTACATTCTTTATAAAATTTACATTCAATATTTTCTTCATTTAATCTATGTTTTGTATTCATTGCTAATGATATTAATGGCGTCATCCAAATAAATGATTCTTTATCTCGTAAATATTCTATACTTTGTGTTGTTTTACCTGAACCCATTTGTGTATTTACAATTAAATATTTGTCATCAGTCGTAAAATCATTTTGTGATAAAGTTTCAGTTTTTTTTTGTAATGCATCATCAACACCATGAATGTCAAATTGTTTTTTAAATTTTCTAAAATGTTTATTTGATATTAAATTTGGATAAAAATTTAATATTATATATCTCATAGTATCCATACTAACTTTTGGAAAATTACCAATAACATTCCAATGTTTTTGCCATCTATCTATAAATCTTTCATCGGTTGCATCTTTTACTCTTTTTTGTCTTCTCCATTCTAAAAATTGCTCAAATGTCAAATCATTATAAAAACAAAATCTTGCACATTGATGTGTATACCAATGTGCATCTTTTTCACATAATGGTAATATATTTAATAGCTCTTCTGGTGTTGCTTCGTGCAAATCAAAATTATCTAAATTATTTATAATCTTAACTGCTCGCGCTGGCATAACGGCTATATTTAATGGTTTTGTTTTTACTTTTTCAACCTTAATTGCTAATTTAACTATTTCTAATTTTTCATCTCCTTTACATTCAACTTTATCAATGTTGTCATTGCATAGCCATCGCTTATTTAAGCCATCAAAGAATGCGGTTATAATATGCTTTTTAATGTCATCGTTTCTAATAATTGCTTGTATACGTCCATCTGGTTTAGATTGATTTGGTAATTTCATATTTCTATTTTTTGTATATACTTTATTATCCCATCCCAAACCATCTACAATAATTTTAATAGTATTTCTATCATTAACTGAATTAATCAAATAGTTATTTAATACAATATGATATGATGCCTTTGCATCTGTAATTGAGCCACTAACAGCAAAATCAGAATTTGGGAATAATGCATTAATTTTACTAATATGTTCATCTAATGGTGTTGCAACTCCACCTGCTGGAATTTCTTCATCAATATCAAAATATACTTTATGTGGAAATTGATGAATTACTTCATATAAACCATTATTTGAATTAATCATTAATAATAATGCATCTGAATTACAACTTGTCCACATTCGCTTTTCTGCTGCTTTTGCATATTTTTTACTAACATGATTTAATACAACATCATCAACTGAGACTTTTAATTTGATAGCTTCATCTTGAGCGCCTCCATCTTTTGTTGCATTTCTCAACCAATCAACATTTAAAAATTTCTCAACTTTAAAAATTTCTGACATTTCACACTTTTAAAAAAAAACCTGACCAAAAATATAAATAATTTTATATGTATATTAATATAATTATTTTTTCTTTAATATAAAATAATTATTTATTTTTGCCATCTGAATTATAGCATATATATATTATTTTATACTTTTTATTTTTTGGGAAAAAGGGGGAAACGGAAATGTTCTTATAGTAAAAATTCTGAATCCCCCTTTTTCCCAAAAAATAAAATACATAGCAACAAAGTAAAATAATAAACATATATGCTATAATTCGCATACAAAAAAAATATATAGATTGAAATATAAATCTATTTTCATTTTAGATTAGTAAAAAAATCTATAATAATTTTATATTAAATAAATATAATTATATTAATATACATATTAAATTTTTATAATGTCATTGAGTATAAAATTCATTCGTGGTTTAGAAAGTATTGGTTTATCATATAATGAAATTAAAAAATGGCAATATTGTGGTGGTAAAAGTTGGAGCGATGGTGAACATAGTATAACACGACACGAAAAGTATTTTCATCAATGTTATCCAAATGAGCAATTTCCAAAGCAAGTAAGAGAGTGTATTTGTGGGACTGATTTAATTCATAATTGTTTTATACGAGAAAATAATGAATCACCAGTTGATAGTATTTTAATTGTTGGGCAATGTTGTGTTGAAAAATTTATTGATGGTGGATTAGATAAAAGATGTGAAAAATGTGAATTACCACATAATAATATTAAAGATAATTTATGTAAAAATTGCAGAAAAATACAACATAATATTGAGCAATTAGAAAGGGCAAAACAAAGGAATTTAGAAACCGCATTACGAAGAGAGCAAAAACGAATTGAAAATGAAAAAGAAAAAGAAAGACTTTTACACGCTCAACGGTATTATTTTGATATACCATATAAAGTTAGTAATAATGTTGGAAATTATGCATATTTAAAAACTAATAAATGTAAATGGGAATCAACAATTAAGGCTTGGTATTGTAATGGAAATAAAAATAATATTGAAAATATTTTAGACCATTTTGAAGCCTATCATATTATAGATATTAAAGATTTTCAAGAAAAACGAGCAACACAATTTAAAGATTATAAAGATAAAAATTTTATCAATGATATTATGAAAGATTTAAAATTAACATTTATGGATGCAGTTGAAAATGCAAAAGAACAAAATCTTAAATTTGATAAAGAATTAAAATTATGGTATAAACAATATTAAACCTTTTACCGCTTTACAAAACCTTCGGTTTTTTCAAGCTTCAAAAGCTTCACCAAAAAATACTTTTATTTATTTATTTTTTTTCATATTAAAAAAATATATAGTAATATATATAATAAATTTTTGATATTATTTTTGGTCAGCTTTTTGGAGTTCGAAATAGAAATACGGAGTATTTCGTTTGTAGAACGGTAAAAAGTGTAAAATGGACGAAGAGCAAAAAATTGAAAAATATGATAGGTTAATGGAGCAACGGCGAAATGCTGTAAAAAAATGGAATAAAGAACATAATGATAAAGTTAAAACATATCAAAGAAAATATTATGAACTTAACCGTGAAAATATTATTAAAAAAACAACTGATAGCCGTAAATCAATTGATGGTGGGGCATCATCATATAAGGAATATCAAAGAGAATATCAGAAAAAATACAGAGAGCAAAAAAAGCAAAAGTGCCACTGCGTAGGCATCGCAAATGGGATTGCATCGCAATCCCCACCGACCTCTATGGAATGAGTTTTATTAACTGGTGAATAACTATAAATAAATATTTAAATTAAAACTTTTTTTTTGTATTATTATATACAATAATAAATTCTTTAAAACTTTTTGAATTTTGATAAATTTTAACTAAAACTATTTTTTAAAAATGGCAAACAATTCTATGAAAGTTATGAAGGTAATTGATGAGCGTATCAATGTTGAACAAGCTCCGGTTCTTATTGTAAATGAATCAACTCCAAGTGTGCAATATTCAACTATTAATGTTGCTGGTAATGCATCACTTACGCCCACTTTTACAATTCCGTGCCCCCCAAATCAAGGATTGGATAGAACCGTGACGATGGCGTTCACTGTTCAATTTTTAATTACTGGAACTAATTTGCAAGAATTTCAAGCAAATCCGGCAATTGCATTAAGAGCGTGGCCATTACATAATGCTTGCACATCTATGAATATTAATTTGGGTAATGCTGGTATTGGTATTAATCCAAGTCAATATGCAGCGGCATTATTAACTCAATGGAATTGTGATAGTCATACACAAGCAACTGATTTATCATCATTTCCATCTGCACCAGATAGATATTCAACTTATGCGGCCGCGGCATTATCAACTACATCACCATTTGATTCTGATTTTGCAGCTGTAAATTCTGATTATGCTAATACATCAAGAACTGGACAAATTACGTCTATTAATTATTATGATGGTGCATTTGTTTTAGGACAGCCAGCACCAGCAGCAATTGCTTGGGGTGCCAATGCCACTCAAATGGTCATCACGGCAACGGTTTTTGAGCCTATTGCTGCATCTCCTTTTGTATATACTGGTGTTAGAAATCCAAAGAAAGCATTTTTTGGATTAGGAAACGTCACGGTAAGTTTAAGCTTTAGTAATCTACAAAGAATGTTGAGTTTTTATGTCCCTGGGACTGCTACAATTACATCAACCCAAGGGCAATTTTTAGAACAATCTTTATTGGTCTCTTATATATCAGCATTTGAAGATAGTGTATCAAATTTTGTATCTCCTATGGCATACAATTATGCAACTCTTAGAACTGCAACATCTGTTTTTACGGTTGGGGCTTCACTTGGTGGGGTAATGGCATCCGCAACTGCTAATTCTGCCACAATGCAATTGAGTGTTGTGCCATCACACTTTTTAATATGGGCAACACCTCCATTGAGTTTTGTTGAATCGCAAACACAATCATTACCTGATTTTTGTTTTACTCTTTCAAATGCAACTATTAATTTTGCTGGTAAAGATAATATTTTAGGAACTAACTGCACACCATATCAACTATATAATATTAGTAAAAAAAATGGTTCAAATACTTCATTTTCACAATGGACTGGCAAACAAATTTTATCTTCTTCAACACAAACTAATCCAGCAAATGAACCACAATATTACGGAGGTGGTGTATTAATTTTAAAAACTAGTGAAGACTTGCGCCTTCCTGCAACAAGTTGCAGTGGTATGAATCGAGCAATTAACTTCCAAATTCAAGTGCAATGCACAAATTTAACTGATATTGATTTTGGCGCAAATTGTAATTTAAATGTTTTGGCAATCACTGATGGCGTTTGTCTTACTCAACATGGTTCTCGTGTTCAACTTATTGAGGGTGGTATTACTGAAGATATTTATAATAATGCGCCACTTGTTTCTGGATTGGAAGAATTAGCCATAAAAACCTATACAAATAATAATGGATATTCTGGAGGAAGTTGGGCATCATTTAAAAATGATATGTCAAAATTTGCTGATTACATTTCACCTGTTAGTAAACCAATTATTGGAGCATTAACAAATAAAGCCGTTGCTGGTATTGAATCTTCTGGGGCTGGTCGTATGCATCGTGGTAAAATTCGTGGCTTATTGAAAGGAATGTATTAAAAACCTTTTACCGCTTTACAAAACCTTCGGTTTTTTCAAGCTTCACCAAAAAATACTTTTAAATATTAAAAATAAATAATTTAATTTAAATTATATTTGTAATAATATATATAATAATCAAATTTGTAAAAATATTTTTTTAACAGAAAAAAAGCGTGTAAAATGCAATATCAATCACCATCTAAACAACAACTAATGGAGATGCTTCATCAATCAATGATGCAACACCAAATTGGAACTCGTCCAATGCCTAAACGTGTTATGCAACGTAGGGCACCTAAAAAACAAATGATGAGTCACGGCGGTAGCACTGGTGGTATATCTGGGTTTGGACTTATGGGCGGTGAATTATTGGGCGGTGAATTATTGGGGGGAAGAACACGAAGAAGAGTAATGGCACAACATCCTTCTGGAGGAAGTTGGGCATCATTTAAAAATGATATGTCAAAATTTGCTAATTACATTTCACCGGTTAGTAAACCAATTATTGGAGCATTAACAAATAAAGCCCTTGCTGGTATTGAATCTTCTGGGGCTGGCCGTAGAGCAAAATTACCAAAATCAGGAAGAAAAAGAGAAGTCGCTCGCGGTGATATTGTTGCAGCCGTGATGAAACAACAAAATATAAGTTTAGGTCAGGCATCCAGATATGTTAAACAACATGGTCTATATTAAATAATAACTGAATTATAGCATTTTTTTTTATATATTTTTTTTTTGGGAAAAAGGGATAAACAGAAATGTTCTTATAGTAAAAATTCTTAATCCCCCTTTTTCCCAAATACTTTTTAAAAAAAGTATATCAAAAAGAAATAACAAAAAAATAAGAACATATATGCTATAATTCTGATACATTTTATATATAATAGATTTATATAAAAATCTAAATATAAAACATTTCAAATCAATAATTATAATTTAAATTTATTTTCTTTATAATAATATAAACGAATTAAAAAAAGGTTAATACAAAATAGTTTGAAATATGTCAAAAACTTTAAGTGAATTAATAATGAAGCAATCGCTTAAGCCAAGGGCTCCAGTGATGGGCAATTTTCCAATAACTGCATTAGAAACACCACCAGTAGAAGATTTTAAAACACAATATGAACAAATTATGTATGAAAAAGCATTTAAGCAATTACGGCCAAATCCAAATGATGTAAGAAAATCAAAATCATATTGGGAGATATTAGAAGAGCAAGCAAGTGATAAAATTAGTGATGATGCCATACCAGTAAAAGATATAAAAGTAAGGCCATTAGGTGCTTTATTTGCACCATCAAGTTCATACCCATTAGGTGAAGCAAAACGCCCAGTTAAAAAAAGTGGGGCAACTGCCACTGTAAGTGCTTTATATGACCCAGCATTTGTAGCAAAACCAAAAGGGTCAAGAAGTTTATCAACATATGATTATTCATTACCATCATTTGCAAGAAGTAGAAGTTCATCAATTGATAGTGGTGATTTTAGTATTGAAGATAGTGGTCGTTCTGAAATTATAGATAATTATAGTAGTGGTTATGGTAATATTGCAAGTAATTTAGCCGGTTTAGTATCTATACCGCCAAGAT